GCTAGGGAGGCTACGCCTTGAGCACCTAAGTTAGCTCTACCAAGCTGTGCTTGTAACTGAGCATCAAGACCAGACATTTGAGCTTCTGCTTGCAACTGTGCCGCTTGTCTGCGAGCAAGGTCAGCAAGGTTAGCCGTACTTATACCCTGCTGGAAGGTGTTAAGAAGAGCCGCTTGAGGAGCGTATGCACCAGCTAACATACCCTGACCCATGTTAGCGTATTGCTGTTGTTCTGCTAGAGCTTGCTGTCGAGCCTGTAGAGACAGGTTGTTTAACTGCTCTTGCTGTGCAGTAGCCATTGCCATCATCTCTGGCGTAGCGCCTCCATAGGCGGCTGAGGAGGTTCCTAAGCGACCTTGTGCGGCTAGACGTTGCTCCGTAGCTAAACGCTCACGTTCTCTTGTGGGGTCTGCTATAGCCTGTAGACGGTTAAAGATGTCTTGTTCAGTCTGTGCAATAGGCGCTTGAGCTTGTTGATAGTATTGACTAGCTCCACCAAAGAGCATGTTCTGTAATGCTTGCTCTTGAGGTGACAGGTTAAAAGCTGTGCTACCGTCTGCTTGAGTTTGAGCACCAGCACCTGTAGAGCTAGTAACGGTGAATGGTACAAAACGAGTACCTTCTGCCGCTTGTTGTCCTATCTGGTTAGCGCCTTCTCTTGCTGAAGTACCAAAGGCTTTCAATTGGTCTAGTAGTTGGTTGTAGCCAGCGCCTGTAATAGCTGTGTTGGCAATCCTGCCTAAGTCCATACCGCCTACTGCATTACCTATACCGCCCAACAGATTACTAAGGAAGCCACCACTAGAGGTAGAACCAGAAGGAGGATTGTTCATCAGACCAGTAGTAACAGCTTGATTGATATCAAAAGGCTGTGTAGACGCAATAGAGCTATCGTAGGGCGTAGAAATATCGCCAAACTGTAAGTTATCTAAGCTTGGTGTTGGAGTACCATAAGGCTGTATATTCAATTCAATAGCCATTAGTAGCTTCCTCCCTCAATAGTGCCATTAAGGGTTCCTGACACAGTAACAGTCCCAGTAAACGTGGGAGATTCTTTATCTGCTTTACTATTTACAGCCGTCTGTACGTTAGTAAACTCAGTGTTTATTTCAGCCCCTCTCACGAGCTTATTAGCATCCCCTGTTGGTAGTGAATCCTTAGCCGCGAAGTTGACTAATTTAGTGTAATTGCTCATTAAATCATCCTTCCTAGTAATGCTTGAATATTGAACTCCTGAAGAGAAAAGGCTTGTGCGTTAAGATCTACCTCAATGCCTACTGTAACAAGTGTACCATTACCTGTAGCATTGATAGCCTTCTTTACAATTTGAAGATTAGAAGTGCTGTACTCGTCCACACCATACTCAGCTTCTCCGTAGTACGCAGGAGTTGAAGCAGCAATCTGTATAAAATCAGTAGAATAATCTGCTATAAAATCATATCCCCACTTAACCTTAACAGTTGTTTCGCTTCCAGTAATAACTGTAGGTATTATTTTCTTTAGCATTTTTAGTCTTGACGAGTCGCCAAAAGACAGAGGGTTGCTGAAGTATCTCAGGGTGTACTCTTCATCGTTGTCTAGGTAACCAGCGTATTCACCAATGCCTGTAGTGTTACCTACGAGTAATGTTCCATCTGACTTGCGAACAAAAGACAGGAAAGGTGAAGTAGGCCACCGAGTAACTCTGTGACTACCGTCTTCTAATGGGCCTCTCATGTCAAAGCAGAACGTTACTGACTGTGATGGGATACTGATTACATAGAAAGCGTTCTCAGGAGAGAAGACACTCTTGACCCCTCCGTCCCTTGTCTCTACCAGCGCCATGAAGTCGTTACGCACGTTTCTGCTTATGTCACGTAATGGCATAGACTTCTGCTGTACAATGCGTGAGAAGCTCTGTAAGCCCACGTGAGACAGGAACACGAGATCATCACCAGTATTCTGTATACTGTCGCGTTCAATACAACCAACACCAGCTAGGGTGTCAGCAATCTGCATAGTGGCTGGAACTTCAGCGCCACTGTACACGACAATAGAATGCTTGCCAAAGATGATTAAGAAGCCGTTGTGTGCGGCTAGTCCTATAATCTCATCATAGCCGTCAGGCCACACCTTAGCGATGTTGATAGAGCCTGATGAGCCACCACTCCAAGCAACACCAATCAACAGATCAGACCAGTATACAACCTGCTCGTCACAGACCCACAAGCGCCCATAAGCCGCCAGAGCCTCGTTAGAGCTAGGAGGAGTTCCTACATTGTCTGGATGATCTACAATCTCTAGCAGACCGTTGGTGTTGTCGTACACTAGAGGGCTTTGGCCTTGTTGGAAGAAGTACATCTTGTTGTTGAAGTTGACCATCTTCCAGTTGTCATCTGAGATTGTATAAGAAACAGGAGTTTCATCTACCAGTGTAGTAGTGCCGCTCATGATCTTATTGTTACCAGCACTGAAGATCTTCTCGTTGCCACCGCTATCTTCAAAGTACCCCATTGAAACAATAGCCGCCCCTGCTAGAGGCGTGTCTGTTTCTGTGATAAGGCTAAAACCCTTACGAGCGCCTATACGACCATATTGGTCAATTACACAGTTGTCAGCTACAGCGGCAAACGAGGGATCAGAAGCAATAGGAGAATCCTGAGTGTTCAGTCCCTTGAACGCTGGAGCTGTTATGCTTATGTTCTGTAATTGCTGAGGCATAGATTATACCGCTTGATATATGGTTTCTTCAGGGTGCTTTGAAGCATCCAAAGCAATGGCATCGCTCAACATATTCTTAGCCACTGAGAAGAGTTCTGCCGCACTCTGACCACCTGCCTCACCTCTCTCTGCAACAGCCATTGCCGTAGCTAAGTGAATGATAGGTAGTGAAGGGATTAAAACAGAGTCTGCATCTGCTTCCAGTTCTGGTGTACGCAAGACAGAGTTAAAGCGTAAAGAGTAAACACCGTCAGGGATAGGAGATAAATCAATTAGAGTGTCTCCGTTACCGTTGATACCGTTGAAGCTGTAGTACATTGGAGAGCCTGTAGCTGGCTCGTCTACTAGGAAGGTTTTGTTAAACCAGTGTGCGTCACGATACTTCATAAAGAAGTTTGAAGTGTCATTCACTACATCTAAAAGGTGGATACGGTTACCACTGCCTGTTAGAGCGTAGTTAAATACATCAGAAGAGGTTGTAACAGTAAGCGTAGTACGTAAGGCAGACCAGTTCCAAGCGTCCTCCACAATGCCTTTAGCGTCATTAACAAACTCACCTATTAAAGCTGAATACTTATTCTGCTCGACAGTAGCTACCGTATCTTCTCGCATCCTTTTTAGGACTTTATTTACAATTTGTAAGTATGTCATGCTTATGCTTTTCCTGCTAGTAGTTGAGCGAGGTAGTCTTGTTGTTGCCCTTGTGGTACTGCTGATGTCAATAGTTGTGGATTAAAGTTTAAACCTTTACCTACGTACTTAGACGCTAACTGCCCACCACCTACTGAGCCTCCTAACATACCTCCAGAGCCTCCTCCACCTAAGTTGAGTTCTCCCATGTCAGGCATGTTGAAGTCAAAGTCAGGGTGTGGAATGTCTATATCTTTTAATGCTTCGCGTGTAGGCTGAACAATTTTATCGTCAATAGACCGTCCTGCACTTTCTATGCCTTCTTTAACAGGCTCTAAAACTTTGTTGTCAACCTCTCTACCAAAATCACGTATAGTTTGAACTATTTTTGAGTTTTTAACTGAATCAAAGAAAACTAAACCATCAAAGTCAGGCAGATCAAAGTCAATGTCAGGTAGATCAATACCTAAGTCAGGGAAAGATCCCCCAGCTTTAGCGTATTCAACAACAGCAGATCTTAAAGCCGCTTCAGGGTCTGCACCTTCTAACATCTTAACAGCAAACTTGTTGACACCAACCGCTAAGTCATCAGCATTCATGCCTAAGATTTCACCAGAACCTGCTAATCCAGATAACTTATTTGCTGTCCAGTCTTTCAAGCTAAAACCTGCTTCATCAAGACCAATCAAGACAGCGCCTACGTAGTCTTTGTTAGCGATAGCATCAGCGGCTCTTGCTGTGTTCTGTATCGTGCTCATTAGCTCAAACTGAGAAGTAGCTGTAGAAGCCTGTGCAGTTAAGTCAGCCGCTTTAGCCACGTCTCCAGCCGCCGTAGCCGCCTCTGCCGCTTTTCCTAGCTCAGCCGCAGTAGTCTGTAATCCTTTAACATAACCACCAGCGGCTCCTAAGACACCAGCCTTAAACACATCAGACCCTCTAGCACCTCCTAGAGCCGCTGTAGAGGCAGATACTAGACCTTGACCTATTGCACTAGCAGTTGCTCCAGAGGCTCCAAACATGCCTCCTAGAGCCGCAGGAACACCAGTAAATGACAG